TCAAGTTCTTCTAAAAGATTCTGTTTGGGATGTTTTGGAACCTTCACAACATTCAGTAAAAATCTGCAGCGCAGAAATTGAAGATGTTTACGATCTTCCGGAAGAACTTACGGTTGGTTTCGGCAACATCATCGCTTATTATCCCAGCGCATTAGATTACGATGATTACCGCGAAGCGGTATGGGCGTGCAACGATACGAAAGATGATATGGTATTGCGTTACTTACACGAACTAGAACACGAACTAGTCTGCAAGCGATGGATGGTTGAAGGTTTCATGTTATTGTAGGAGTTGAGGGAGCGGAAGGAGATCAGATGAATTTACTTTATAAAAATCCAGAACACCAATACCTTAATCTAATGAACGAAATTTTAGAGAATGGGGTAATGGTGAAGAATCCCCGAACTGGTTCTAATTGTTTAACCAGCTTGAATCATCAAATTAAATTCGATGGCAATGTATTTCCGTTAGTGACTACTAGAAAAAGTTACTGGAAGCAAGCTATCCTAGAAATGATTTGTTATATACGCGGTTATACTTCCAAGAAACAATTCAATGATCTTGGAGTTAAAACTTGGGATGCTAATATCGAAAACTGGGATTCTCCATTCAATCCAAACAAAGATTTTGCTGGGATTATCTACGGAGCTTCTAGTGAACAAGTTGGTTTGAGTTACCGAGATTTGGTTGAACAAATTAAGCAAAATCCCCACGATCGCGGGCATATTTGGAATTTCTGGAACCCGGAATATTTCAAACTTGGATGTTTAAGACCTTGTATGTTTTTGCATCATTTTAACGTAGTTAATGATACGTTGTATTTGACGTGCACACAAAGATCAGCAGACGTCCCTTTAGGGTTGAACTTTAATATGGTGCAAGCTTGTTTTTTGCTGAACATTACCGCAAAACTTACGGGTCTTCGGGTAGGTGATGTCACGATGAATATCGCGAATTGTCACATTTACGAAAATCAAATTGAACAAGCTAAAATCCAAGTTAAACGCCAGCCGTTTAGTTCACCAAAAATTGAAGGGATTTTCGAAGGTTCTAAATCTAAAGGACTTACGATGGATGATATTTTAAATCACCCAGATCCTTTACGGGACGTAAGAGTATTGGAGTATATGCATTGGGAGCCTATTAATTATGAATTTACCGTTTAAAGTACCGGAGTGGTATGATCCGGAAGATAACGTCGTTAGAGACTTAAATTGGGAAAGCGGTGATGTTTTTGAAGCTTGGAATACTATCACCGGAGATAAAGTGGCGTGCGTAGTGGGAAGTGTATCATTCCGTATACATGCCGTAGAATCTAAGCACTGTAGCAGATGTTATTTTGAACGAGATGGTTTGGCTGAGGAAAGTCAATTATTAATCGATCCGAAAAGTAGATATGTATATCACGAGATTTCGGGTTTCGCGAGACATAACCGAGAAATCCAGCTTTTCGATAGAATTGGAGTCAACTATAGATTCAATAAATGGGTTGTATTAGAAATCGATAAGCGAGATAAAACGGTAAAGGCTACTAACGGATTTGAGTGTCGTTGGTTTAGTTTTGATTGTATTACCATCCAGGAATCGCTTACGCCACCGGAAACAATTAAGGATCAAATGAAATGCGTTTTAAACAAAATTGCGCATACAAAGATAATGAAGGCAATTACTGGTTTGTTCGTTGGGTAGAACCGTTGATGTTCGAAAGCGAGGAGAGCCGTATTTTTACCGCTGGTTTATTAAGTTTTAGTAGACCGGATTATCTTCCAAATGACGGCTTCACGGAATACACTTTTAGTGGCGCCACTGGCGAAATTCGGTTACCTTTACATGCAAAATGCAATAAAGGTTTTAAACTTGAATTAGATAATGTATTAGATTATAATATAAACAATTCATTTTTCGACACTTTTAAAAATTGCTGGAAACGTCTTACGACGAAATCAGCAGAGTTTAAAAAATTTGATATGGTTCGTTGTGCGAGTTTCAAAGAAGATGGGATTGTCATCACTAAGGATGAATTGGATAACGAATTCCTAATCTACTACCCGATGACAGGTGTAAGACAATGGGAACATGCAAGCGATTTAGAATTTGTTTATAGACCAATCAGTGCGGTTAATACGAATGCAATCTAATCAATTAGAATTTAGAGAAATAGTTCCGTTCTTCCTGGATTGTGTTAAGCAATTAGGATGTCAAGATTCGGATATTCACAGACAAGATTTCGACATTGCTTGTAGATGTCCAGTTTGTGGTGACTCGAGAACTCGGAAGAATTTGAAGCGTTTACATCTTTATCAAAAAGGGGATGTAATCAATGTCAACTGCTTTAACGGAGATTGCTCTGTTAAGAATATGACTCCTTACAAATTCTTCCAGGATTACAATTCTCGAGTTTTTGAACAGTTCAAAAATTTCTACAAACGTAGATTCTTTGATCAAGTTCAGGTTGAACGAGCCGCTAAAGAATTGAAAGAATCCGATGATCCATTTAGTCGAGTAAATGGAGAGGATTTATTTGCGGTTGATCCGGTAATGGTAGATCCGGAAAGAGAAGCGAATAAAGCTTTGATTCTGGAAATGATCGAAAACTTTGAATGGTCTTCCGATGATTCCAAAGATATGAAAGCTTTCAAAGATTTGGCAACAGAAGTTAAGAAACTTGGTAACCAAGCTTTTGAAGATTTCAAATTGATGATTAGTTGATTAGTTAATCCGAGGTCACTAAAATCTATAAATATATTTGTAAAAGAAATATATTTTAAGATTAGGTGACCTGTTTTGTATACCACGAATAACTATCAAGTTTGTTTGGATGATTCGATTCAATCCATCAACAAAGAATTTAGAGATCACGCTAGAGCGTTGTTAGTTTCGCTTGGTGTAGATCCTAGCCCTTCAAACGTCTCGAAACTTCGAGGAATCAAAATCCCTGGCGGGGTTAAAATCTCTGTAGAGGATAAAGACTATCTCGTTTACGAGAATTCTCAGTTTGTTCAAAAATTAGAACAGTGGATTCTAACTTACCCGTTATCACTTCCAGCGAAATATCTTGCCTTATTCATTTCGGGTTCAGTAGATCCAAGCTTTGACTTTAGTCATTCTATCCAGTTAGCTGAGAACTTCAAAAAGAATCCTACGGATAATTCATTGTGGACTCTGCGAGCTTTCATTAACAATGATAAGTTTTTGAATGAACATCTTTACGAAATTTTAGTAAGTGAATTTGGTGGATGCGATTTGGGTATCCAAAATCTTGCTGGTATGTTAGATTTTAAATCTGGTAAGCAAATCGCGTATCGCGAGAAATCTTATTGGATTTTAGAAATCCCTAAAGATATAAAATTGAATTCCGTGGGTCAATATTTAGTTGAACCAAACTCACCACCTTGCGGAGCAATCGAAAATTTGGAGACCTGCTGAGATGGAAAGAATTGACCGTTTTGAAATATTTCGTTACTTCGAGATCTATAACCCAGAATTACTCAAACACGTTGAATCTCAAATTGATGTGGATTACTTCCCTAGAGGGAATGAACCATATTTAAATGAATTTGTGGATTCTATTAAATTATACATTAAACAAAAAATTAAAGGATAAGAACTAATGTGCGTTACCGTAGCAATTAAATTACCAAGAGATCGTGAGACAGGTAAACCGACCAAGGACTCGCAATGGACGTTATTCAAAATTCGCGATCGCGCATACGATCCTGTTTACCAATTCAAAACCTTAACCTCAGACAAATCCACTACTTTATTCCTGGTAGATGAAGATTCGGATTGGACGGAATGTATCCGAGTTAACAACGCTACTGGTGACACCGAATTGATGTTCGTTAACTCCGCGTTGAACAACTCAATGGATAAGAAAGACGGTACGTCTAAATCTAAAACTGTTAAGAAAAATGGTAAGAAAGCGGATCACGGATTAACTGCGCGTCGCGCAAGTCGCGAAATGAACCTAAAAGAAGCTCTTAAGTCTTTCCAAGAGATGAAATTTGATGGCTGTACTTTCGTATCTGATGGGGATAAATGTTTCTTAATCGAATCTTCGCTTCCAGCGGATGTTAAGAAAGAGCTTAAAGCCAAGAAAACAAAAGACGGGGCAGAGGCGACATTGCGTACTGCGGCGAAAGAAGAAGATTTCGTCACTACCGTAGAAGAAGTCACTGATTGGTTGTGCGTTCGCACAAATCACGGTGTAACTAATGAAGAAGCGGGTTATCAAGAGAAAGACGGTATCTCTTTTGAATCTAGTACTTCCAGACGCGAGAAAGCGGAAGAGTATATCAAAGAGCACGTTTTCGAAGTTTCCGATATTCTACCTGCGGTAGATGCAATGGGAGAAGAGTTCATTGAGAAAAACGCCTTCTTGCGTCCAAGACGCGTAAAAGCGGAAGTAGAGAAAATTGCAGAGAAAGACCCAGATTTCAAATCGATCATCTATTCTACCAGCGCATTCGTAATGACCAGTAATGGTAGTATTCGAATTAAACTGTATGATGCGAGTATTAGCGAAATCAATATGGGTAAGATTTACAGCCAAGATTTCCCAATTAATGTAAGTATCGAAAGATAATAGGAGCCTTATATGTCAAACATTACCAATTTAAATCATGAAGTATCGGAAGAGCAAACATTCTTCGTTACTTTGGTTGAACCGTACAATAACGTAGATGATTTATTCTTTAGTTTATTCAAAGCATTCCCCTTAGCGGTAGTCCCAAAAGAACCAGAAGATTTGATTGAATTCAAATCTAAATTGGAAGATCTTCTAAACTTCGCGGAAATCCAAGAAGTAGATATATTAGTGCAAGATCGTAACGCTTATCAAAGCTTCCGCATTAAGAGCTTGGAAGATTTCGATTATGCAACTCAATATGCGATTCATACAGACAAAGAAGTTACACCGGAGCTTCCGGATATGGGTAATTTCTGGTCTATTGCTAATGAACCATTCGAAGTAAATTTCAACGCGGTTTATGATAACATTCTAGATCCAATTGATCAACGTTTTACCGCTCGTGGGGATTTAATTCCTCAAGGTCAAATTGATCTTCCGGATAGCACTTTTGATCAACACCATCGTTTAGGTTCCAATAATCAAAGCGAACTCCGCATTGTTGACCGACTTTCAAAATATGGTGAGAGCTTCCCATTCTTAAATGAAGATGGCACACTTTCAGAAGCTGCTAGAGCAGAATTTGAAGAGCTTTTACTTTCGGAAGCAAATGATGAACAACTTTTGATGTTCCTGGATAAAGGTATCGATTATGTTAAAGGCGCTGGGTCATTAATTGGTAACGCTCTTAAAACTGTATCTGATAAAACTGGTTTATCGCGTGTAGCCGCTGGGGCTCGTGATCGCGCAATCAATCATGCAAGTGAGAAAGTGGATGCCGCGATCGAAAAACATAAAGAGAAAGCTAAAGAAAAACAAGCTGAAAAGGACAAGGCTGAAGAATTTCGCAAGCGCGATATTAAGGAGTTGTTAGATAAAGCTCAAGAGCAATTAAGTGATTTAAACGTTAAGAAAATTGCGCAAGATAAACTAAAAGGTAAAACCAAAGAAGACTCAAAAGCAATCGAACAGAAAGCGGCTGCAGATGCTAATGCGAACAACGCGATTAGAACTGCAATCGAGCATAAGGAAAAAGCTGGAGCTAACAGTTTAGTGAAAGAGCAGGAATCCATCAATTCTGAAATTAAGCAGATGGTTAAAGAGCTCAAAGATAAGAAAGAGCAAAAGAAACCAGCAGCAAAAGCAGCAAAAGCAGAATAAGTCTTAAAGGTATTATAAATGAAGGATAAACTATACAAAGATTCTTTCACTTACGATAATCAGCGTTGCGCTGATTATTCGAAGCCTGAAGATATCACCATCGCTTGCAAAAAGGAAAGCTTGTTAGAGCATCCGGATCTTTCGATGTTGCATAACTACCAATGTCACGAAGATCCAATCGCGTTGAATATGATGTCTCAAATTTACGCGGCGCTGACGGATCCTTCGATTTGCAAAAATTCAAATTCCAATAATGGAAGTTTAGGTCAACAAAACTCATCAAATTTAGGTAACAATATGCAAGCAATGACGGGAATACAAGGCGAACAAGGCCCGAGAGGTCCAAGAGGATATCCAGGTGAACCTGGTCCGCAAGGCCCCGTTGGTCCGATAGGGCCAAAAGGTGATACTGGTCCACAAGGCCCCGCAGGCCCACAAGGTCCAAGAGGATTTAAAGGAGATCCAGGGGATCGTGGTGAGCAAGGCCCTGTAGGGTTACAAGGCCCGCAAGGTGAACGAGGACCTAAAGGCGACAAAGGGGATCGTGGCGAACGAGGTTTACCAGGAACGCCGGGTCCTAAAGGGGAACGCGGAGACGTAGGTCCAAGAGGTCTTTCTGGTATTTCCGGCGGTAAAGGTGAGAAAGGGGATACTGGTCCAGCAGGCCCAATCGGTCCAGAAGGTCCAAGAGGTTTTCCAGGTGAAAAAGGGGATACTGGTCCAGCAGGTCCAGCAGGTCCGAAAGGTGATCGTGGAGATGTAGGCCCACAAGGCGTTCAAGGTGGTCCAGGCCCAGCAGGGGCGGAAGGCCCAAGAGGTCCAAAAGGTGAACCTGGTGATCGCGGAATTCAAGGCCCACCAGGGGCTCAAGGTGAACAAGGCAGTCCTGGTCCAGTAGGTCCAAAAGGTGAGAAGGGTGATCAAGGCCCGAAAGGTGATAAAGGGGATCCAGGTCCAGCTGGACCTCCAGGCCCTCCAGGCGATGCAAAGTCTTTCGATAATACCATCAAAACTTTCAACCTTACTGGAAACGCAAAATTAGCATTCAACTCATTAACGAAAGCAGGTGTGGTTTATGGAAGTGTAGAAGCGGATAAATCTGCAGTTATTACTCTACCATATCCATTCTGGACAGGTTCTTATTTCGTAAATGCGTTCAGCGCTAAGGGAACTGCCGCGACTTATCTGGTTATTGGTTCTACAAACAACCAAGCAAGTAATACCATTACCGTTACTCAAATGGTTAAAGCCAAAAACCCGAAAGTAGCAGAAAGTGAAGTAGAGAAATTTACTATCTTCTTAAACTCTCCGGTAATCGGAACGCCATAAATTTTTAAAATCTTTAAAAAAGACCTACGCTTTTGCGTAGGTTTTTATTAGTTGAATTTTATGAGATGGTTTATTATAATACTTAACAAATTATATTAGGAGAGGAATATGCAGAAATTAACAGTAGAGGAATTGTTGGAGAAGGATTTAAGTTGGTTTGATAATTGCTCAGTAGAAGAATTAGAGAGTTATATCGAAACTCTAGAATCCGCATCCGCGAGCGATCACATCACTCAGCTTACGCTGAAAATTCTAATCAACAGCTTATATGGAGCCCTCGGGAATAAACACTTTACTTTAGCAAATCCAGACATGGCAGCAGCCATCACTTCTAGCGGTCGATTCTTTATTCAATTAGTTGCAAATAACGTGGAGCGTGAATTGCAAGCATTGTTGCCTTCGGATAAGCCTTACATCATTTATGGCGATACCGACAGTTTTTACTACAGTTTACAAACCATAGTATCTCGAAAATTTGGAGAAAACGCGAACGCGTCAACTCCGGGTATTGTAGATTGGGTGGATAGCTTTGAGAAGAAAGTGGTTCAAAAAATTATCCAAGATTCAATTGCAGAATATGCGGAAATTTTGAATATTGACGATCCAACTCAAATTGGGGTAGAGCGAGAAATTATCAGCGATCGAGCGTTCTTTGTAGCGAAGAAACGTTACGCGGCTCGCGTATTGGATTCAGAGGGTGTAAGATTTAGTTTAGATGATCCTTATATCAAAACCATGGGATTAGAAATTGCGAGATCGAGTACTCCGAAATGGGTTAAACAAAAACTACAAGAATCTATATCTGTTATTTTAGACAATGATCAGTATGGTGTGCGTAAGTGGAGAGATGAAACTAAGCTTCAATATCAAAACCAACCACTGGAAGATATTTGTGCTGTTCAAAGCGTTAATTCGTTAGATTATGATTTGAATGAAAAGGGTGTTCCTCAAGGTTCTAAAGCAGCGCTAGCTCATAACAACTGGGTGAAACAACAAGGTTTAGAAGGGGAAATCGAACTTTTACAACCCGGTGAGAAGTATAAGCGTTGCTATCTCTTAACACCAAACAGATTCGGAACAGAGATCATCAGTTTTAGCGATTCAAAAATCGCAAAAATTATTGCAGAAGATGGAATTTTTGATTATCAAACTAACTTCCAGAAACAATTCGAGCAACCGCTAGAGCGGATGGTGGAAAGTATGAACTATGATATTCGAGATGTCCCGGTATTTGGAAGTTTGGATGATTGGTAATTTGGAGTTTAAGATGCAAAAATATGAAGATGATTTAATGTATGCCAGTGAAGCGATTCAAAAGATCGCTTCTGAGGCTATGCAAAGAGTAGAGAATTTGTACAAGTTGAGATTTTCCACACCGAACCCGGAACCGCGCGCATCACGAGATCCGGAACCTACGCGTAAAGTTTCAAAAGTGCAAATGGTAGAGGCTCCAGAGAAGATCGATACTACTTTCGATTTGGTGGATAATTTTACCCATAATTTGAAACCAGCGACCGCAGAACCTGCGAAAGCAAAACCAGTTAAACCGAACTTACAATCTGCGCTAACCGGAGCCCCAACAGCTCCAATCGATCAAAGACCGGAGAAAATTGATAGCAATTTACATGGTTTAACATTATAATAAACGTTAATTAATTGCTATTAATTACTATTAGGAGTAAAAGTTCAATGATTTTAATTGATTTAAGTTCGGCGTTTCATAAGTGTACTCACGGGTTAGCTTCCGGGATCTTGAAGGAGACCAAAGCGGACTTCGTAGACTTGAAACTCTATCAAAAAGAGTTCAATCTATCGATGCTGAATATTATTTGTTCCCACATCAACATGTTTCGCGAATACGCGACAGAGATCGTGATTTGCTTAGATGAAACGTCCGGTAAAGGAAATTGGAGAAAGAAAATTTATCCAATGTACAAATATGCCAGACAAAGTTTCCGCCAAAGTTTTACGAAATTCAGTTACCAAAATGCTTACATTCTTTTTGATAATTTTGTTAAGACTTTGAAAGCTTCACAAGCTAAAAAACTATTCAAAGTGGTGGATATCGATCACTGCGAAGCAGATGATTTGATTTTAGTGTTGGCTAGATATGCCGCTGAGAAGGGTGAACCGGTAATGATCTTATCTCCGGATAAAGACTTTATTCAATTGCAAACTAATCCTTTGATTAAGCAGTATAGCTGGATGACTAACAAAATTCTTCGCGTAGACGATAAAGCCGGAGACGTGGAAAATGGAATGCAAGAGTGGTTATTAGAGCACGTATGTTTAGGTGATCAAGCGGACAACGTTCCAAGAATTGTAGACTTTAAAGCGTTTAAACCAGGAGTTCGTGAATATCTAATTGAATCAGCATTATTAGATGAAAGTGAAGATGCTTGGAGTTTTAGTACCAGTTACTTCAACTACGAGGATTTTGAAGCTTTTGGTGGAGTATTTGAGCGTGAAAAATTCGGGTTGGCCACTCTGAAAAAGCGAATACAAGAAGTGGGAAGTTTGG